TTCAACTGGGGCTGGTTCAGGCTCTTCAACTGGGGCTGGTTCAGGCTCTTCAACTGGGGCTGGTTCAGGTTCTTCAACGGGCTCTGCTTCAGGCTCTTCAACCGGCTCAGGCTCTTCAACGGGTTCAGGCTCTTCAACGGGCTCAGGTTCTTCAACCGGTTCAGGCTCTTCAACCGGTTCAGGCTCTTCAACCTCATTAACTTCCATACTAACATTTTCTTCTGCCATTTTATATTAATACATATAAAATTATTTAACTATAAATACTTAAATTTGATTATGGGTTCAGAAACTAATTTATAAATAATTGTTTAAAGAAAAAAGAAATAATATTATATAATCATAATGAGTAAAGGTTTTACTAATTTAGGAAATACATGCTATATGAATTCGGCTTTACAATGTATATGTCATTTAGAAGAATTATCATATCAAAATGATAATTTCACACTTGATTGTACTAAGAAATCACCTCAAAACGATTATAATTTAATGTCCGAATTAATGAAACTTCAAAAAGAAATATGGAAAGATAATAAAGAAGGTGTTGTATCCACAAGAAACATACTTATTGAATTTATCAAAAGATGTCAAAAAGAAAAATTATATTTTGAATCTTTTAATCAAAATGACTGTCAAGATTTTCTAAATAAACTTATTGATCTTTTACATGGCTCAATTAAAAGAAAAGTAAATATCGTTATTAAAGGAGAACCAAAAACTAACTATGATAACCTTAAAATAAAAGGTATTAATGAATGGAAATCTTTTTTTGAAAGTAATTATTCGTATATCATTAAAACATTTTATTCACAACTTTTATCAATTACGTCTTGTCCCGAATGTGACTACATTACAACCAATCATGAACCAATTATGACAATCACATTAACATTAGAAGATAACTACAATGATCTCTATGATTGCTTAGATGAATTTGTAAAACAGAATGTCCTGGATATGGATAATACATGGAAGTGTGATAAATGTGGTGAAAAGGTATGCCCTCAAAAGAAAATAAATTTTTGGGATTTATCTCCTGTAATAATTATACTTATTAAACAATTCAGATTAAATAGAAAGATAAATAAACATATCGAATTTCCAGAATATCTTAATATGAAAAAATATTGTGTAAATTCTAAAAAAAATAGTATGAACTATAAACTAAAAGGGGTATGTATCCATAGCGGAGGATTACACGGTGGTCATTATTATGCTATGTGTTATAATTATAATACCAAAAAATGGAATATTCATAATGATACATCTGTTCAAGAAACTACAATTCAAAATGTATTAAATGAATCGCCATATTGCTTTTTCTATTCAAGGGTTTAAAATATTCCAGCTCTAAGATATCCCCCAACCATATCATCTCTTACTTTTACCCATCTCTTACCCTTTGAATATTTTTTATTTTCCCATAAATTTCCATCTTTACCTTTCATAGTAACTCCTAATGGTGTACATCTGGCACAATAACCAATTCCTTTGGGACTTGGTTCTTCTCCTGTAAAATAAGCTTTTTTATTTTTATCACATCCATTTACACATTCATATTTTCCAGGAGATCCTTTTAATTTTCTTTTCGATAAATCTCTAACCCGTATTTCTTTTCTTCTATTAGTCCGTCTATCAGTTCTTCTACCCGGTTTTCTACCAGTGCGTCTACTAGGTTTTCTACCAGTGCGTCTATTAGTTCTTCTACTAGGTTTTCTACCAGTGCGTCTATTAGTTCTTCTACTAGGTTTTCTACCGGTTCTTCTGGCAACCCGTCTTCTAGATCCTCCGCCTTGGACTTGTGAGTTAGATAAATGAGCTCCACATGAACTTCCTCCAGTCTGCTCTAATGCGGGACTCGGGTTGCCAGCACAAGTCGAGTCCCCACCCCTTTGTGTCCTCCGCTGTTGTCTTCTTCTTTCATTGTAGACAGCAACTCTACCAGTTCTTCTACCTGTTCTTCTACCAGTTCTTCTACCTGTTCTTTTACCGGTTCTTCTACCAGTTCTTTCTTCAACTTTACGAGATCTGGTTCTACCTCTTTTATTAGATTTTCTTCTTGATCTTTTAGCACCACCGCTAAATAATGAAAATGGAAGGGCTCCAGCAATTTGAAGGAAAGATAATGTCATTGTATAATATTTATAATATTTTATTTATACATCTCATATTCATAATATATTAATTCTTCATTTTCATTATTTTGAGGTTCTTCTTCTAGAATATATGTATTATCCATTAAAAATTCTAATAAATTATATGACCCAAAGTTTTGGAACATTATTGATCCCTGAGAATTCATAAAATCATTTAACTCTAAATATAAACATACAACATCATCATTATATTTTAATTCATAATAAAGATCATTAAACTCTAATTTATCACGTTTATTATTTATCCCTAAATAAATATACTTATAAAAATTAATCTTAAAAGTATTGTAATCAGTATTACAATATACATCATCAGTAGTATTCATCCAATTCACTATAATTTCTAAAAGATTATTAACTAAATATTTATTAGTTATACTATCATCGACTTGAATCGGTTTTTCTTTTAACCAATCTAAAAAATCCATTATTAATATAAAAAAGATAATAATTAATAAATTTTAAACAAAGTATGAAATACTTTTAATAAATAAACAAAGTATGAAATACTTTTAATAAATAAACAAAGTATGAAATACTTTTAATAAATAAACAAAGTTTACTTTAATAAATTTAATACTATTTCTTTTAAAGATTCATATTCGATTGAAGTATCAATATAAATTGTATCTTCAGGTAAATTTAAAGTATCTGTTTCTGATTTATGTTTCATATTTTTTACATGGTCTTCATGGTTATCATATAAATTTTTAAGTCTTTCTAATCTTACATTTAAAGGCGTCGTTAAACAAATAATTTTCCATCCTTCAAGGTAATTTAATTCATTTTGAAACCTTAAATCATCAATAATACAAAATTCTTTATCTTTTGTTTGATTAATTACATATTTAGCCCAAACATCTTCATCAATTTCTCTCATTTTTGAAGCAATATTAATAAGTAATGATCTGTCTTTATTTTTCATATCAAAAAGTTCTTTAGCTAATTCTTTTATTCTACCACCAAATGAAAATATTTCATAATCTTTATTTTTACTTTGAATGATATTTGCTATAGTTGTTTTTCCAGAACACATTGGTCCATAAATAGCAAATTTCATATAATAATTTATAATAATCAATATAATTTTAAATATAATTTTAATCAAATTCTAATTTATTATGCTGAACATGTACCTTCTGTGGATGCCGCTTCGAACGAGCACCCGTCGCCCGTCGGGCAATCCCCCTCGGCACCGGATTCCACAAACGCGGCCACATCGGCGCAGTTGCTGGCGTCTGAGGTGAGCGTGCCTCGGCACGCGGCAGGTGTAGTCGGCGTCCACGTGCAAGGTGGTGTTTCACAAGTAGCGGCGGATTGCTGGTCGGAACACTGATCTGCGGTGATAGTGGCGCCTGTCTGGTCGCCCGTCTGGCCGGAGGCCGGGAGCGCATCCGCGCGGAGGCATCTACCATTTGTCCAAGAGCACTGCCCTTCATTACGTCCCAGCGTTGCATTATTCGCTTTGCATTTATCTTCATTAGTTATCGTATGGCATTTACCATTAACGTTGATGAAAGCATTCTTTTTCCACGATGATTTCTGGTCCGCTACCTGGGTAGCCGAGGTAGCCGAGGAATACCCGTTATCCCTCTTATATGCGTCATTTAAGGTGGTGTCTGTGGGAGAACCTACATATACTTCTTCGGCGCGCGTCGAATTACCAAACCAATTCTCTTTCCCTAATAAATCTTCATTTGTCTGTAGGTATCTGTGTGGTTTTGATGTTTCAATATTTATAAGGTGGATACATCCTATAACGATTAAGATCAATAATATCCATTTAATAAGAACATATGAAGTCTTGAAAGGTCCCCCACTTATTAATTCTGAACAAGTAAATAATGCTATACATAGAGCAGTTAATCCACCAATTAATAATGTTGTAATTTGTCCCCAGTAAAGGGTTCTAGCATATTGATCATCTCTATTTTTAGATTTGTGTTTTAGATAAAAATATGATAAACCGAATGCATTTATTACCATTAGAATAATACCAACATATACTGTTAAAGCTGTCGTGCTCATCTTTTTAAATGCTTCCATAGGTCCCCCTCCTGACATAGGAGTATCACTTGCTTTCATTCTTAAATAACCACTGAAAAATACATATCCTCCAAGGGAGATTACCGAATAAGGGAGAAAATCACTAACATATTCTTTAATACTTAATAAATCAATTTTTTGAAGTGTCTTAGTTTGAGTTAATTTCCTTACAACAAACATAATTATAAAGCAGAATAATACATATATTTTACCAATTATCTCCATATTTACTGGAGATGATTTACTTAAATCTGAACATAAGAATGATTCTTTAAATTTCATCTTTTCTTCAAATAAAACGTATGTCCCATACATAATACCCGCAACAATTAACCATACAACTAATTCCCCGGCAGACATCCATGCTGAAGCACCCATTATATCAGCATTTTCTTGAATTGCCTGCGTCCTTTTCATTTCACATAACTCGAGATGTTCCCCTTTTTTTGCGTCCGTAATAATTCCACCTGTATCGGGGTAGTCTTCGGCGGCGGAGGTGGTGCTGACCTTCTTCCTCTCTCCGGTAGCAAAATTATAGTCAAAAACTTCTTCCCCATGTTCATAGAAGCCTTTGTCGTTTCCGGCCTTACACACATCCTCACATACAGTCTCATGATTTGGTTTATAGCAAGTTGCGGCCGACATTTCTTTTTATAATATATATATATAAAAAAAATATATATATATATTTATAAATGTCAAAACGAACTCTTTATAAAACAAATATTAGGATTTTTAATAAGTATTTAATTATGAAGATTAAAATAATTAATAATAAAACTAAATATGATTTTTATTTAACAGAAATAACTGATCCAGAAAAATGGATCGATCAAGATGAAAAACAATTAGAGAAACTGAAAGGTAAGAAAATGACCGATAAAATTGAAAAATTATTAGATGAACATAAGATATATTCAAATGTTAACTTTCATTTATCTGAACTTGAAGGAGGTGACATCTCTAAGGTAAATGTTGTTAAAGTTGGTGGCTGAAATATGAGGTCTATAAAACCTCTCCAGGAAGGTGGATGATCATTAAAAAAAAACTTCCAGGAAGGTGGATGATCATTAAAAAAAAACTTCCAGGAAGGTGGTGGATGACAAAAAAATATATAAATAATAAATTTTATCTTTCAAATCATTTATCATATGACAGTATTAATCAAATAATAAAGATTTTTACTTGAAACGGATAAATATTAAATTTGAAAGTATATAAACATAATTTAATAATAAAAAAATAAAAACAATGCTTCTTAAAATAAAACCCGATACTGATTCTATAAGAGCACTTTATGAAAACCATACAACATACCACGAAGGTGATAGTGGTATTGATTTATTTGTACCGGGAAGAATAGTTGTTCCGGCAAAAGCTTTATCTTTTAAAATTGATCTTGGTATAGCTTGCGAAGCATTTAGGGATGATTACCATCCAGACATTGGACCAGAATTTAGTTTATCGTACTATCTATATCCACGATCTTCAATGGGAGCAAATACTCCATTACGTTTATCTAATTCAGTCGGTATAATTGATGCCGGTTATCGTGGAAATATCATTGGAATTGTAGATAATCTCTCAGATGAAGATTTTGTCATTGAACAAAACACAAGACTATTTCAAATATGTTCACCTTTGCTTTCATCTATTTCATTTTCAGTTGTTAATGTCCTTTCTGATACATCAAGAGGTACTGGGGGGTTGGGAAGCACTGGTGCTTAAATTACTATTATCTTGATTTTCTGAATTTCCTTCATTTGATTCTTTATTTTTTTGTTTAATCGCATTTTCATAATATGCGACCATACCTTTTAAATCCCTTAGAGTCATACCAATGGGTATTAATTCATCAGGTTCCCAATGGATTCTTGAGTTAGAAGTTAATAATAAGTTATATATAGAACATAAAAATTCGAAATTAATAGGGACATTTACATTAAAATTTGGTTCATTTACTTTTTCTTCTTTATTCGTTTTTTGTTCTTGAAGTGCTTTTTTTACAGCTTCTTTTTTTTCTTTTTTATCTTTCCGTTCTCTTTTTTTCTTTTCTTTATCCATTTTTTAATAACATTATAAAAAAGATAAAAATTAAACTTAGTAAATATTTTAAAAATATTTTAAAATATTCTTATTATGGATGAACAATATTTAATAAATGATAATCGTGAATCAAGTTCTTTTAAATCAAAGACATTTTCAGGTTTTAAAAAATCAGATGTAGTAAATACTGTTATTAAATCAATTGATAGTAAAAAAATAGAACAGGCGTGTCACTGGACTACAGAATGTATTATTTCTGGATATTCTATACTTCTATGGGAAAAATTAATGATATATACCTCCAAGGTTATTAGTGTTAATAATCCAAATTTACCAATATATTTCCTTAATAAAACACTCATTTTACAAAATCAAATTAATCGTTTAGATACAAAATCAAAAGAAGGAATACTATTACTTCGGAATAGTCAAATGATAAGGAACTTATTTTTTGATATTATAACAACATTATTAACCTCTCCCAAAAGTAAAAAATATGATAAATATCCAAAGATTAATGGTTCTGAAGATTTTAAATATGATAATATTCAAAAACGATTATTTGCTCAAATGAACATCTTACCTGATAATATTATTAAATTTAATGATCCAGATGAATTAAAAATAATTATTAATGAAATATTTGCCCTTTGCAAGAATAAACAATTTGGATATGAAAAATGCTGTTATTGGATCTTTTGGCTAGTTAAATGGGAAGCTCTACATAAAAAAAAGAAAACACCGTGGAACATACACGAAAGGGATATTAAAGAAGTAGATAAGAAATATAGAAGTAATGTTGTATGGGTCATCTGGGAAACTGTCTTTGAAGAAATGAGATTAAGGAAAAATAGTAATATAACAAAACAAATAAAAGCACTATTCTCTCTCTATACTCTCAATTATACAACAGGTAAACGTAATACACGATTACCTATTTTATTTAATGCTATAGCATATTTAACAAATATAATAAAATTTTCAATTCCTATAAGGAATGACCATATATTATTAATACAAGTCCAAGGGAATGTTAATAAAATGTTTATGGCTAAAAAAGTTCATGAACAAAAAAATAATACCATCAATAATAATACTAAAGAAGTTAAGAAAAAGAAAAAACTTGAAAAAGTAAATGTTGAAATCATTCAAGATAAAATTAATATTTTTAATGAAGTTGATTCATTTATTTTAAATAAATCAACCGGTTAGCAACCTTACCCCGAACATGACTCACACGCCTTTTCAGGTTCGATCGTAAATTGGATAGCTTTTGAACTTGGACGAGTCCGTAAATAATATATCCCGGTTTTTAATCCTCTCTTCCAACCATAAAAATGCATTGATGATAAGACCTTAAAATCAGGAGACTCAACAAACAAATTAAGACTTTGAGATTGACATATAAATTTCCCCCTATCAGCCGCCAGATCAAGAATATGCTTTTGCTTGATCTCCCATGCTGTTTTATACCGAGTTCTAATAAACTCAGGTATTTCAGGTATTCCTTGAACGGATCCATCATGTTCAATAATCTTATTCTTAACTGTTTCATTCCATTTATCCAAAAGCATCAAATCTCGAACAAGATATTCATTAATTACCATAAATTCTCCCGCCAATACTCGACGAGTATAAATATTCGAAATAACCGGTTCAATACATTCATAATTACCCAGAATCTGTGATGTAGATGCTGTCGGCATTGGAGCTACAAGCAAACTATTTCTAACACCATATTTCTTTATCTCCCCTCGTAAATAGTTCCAATCAAATAATTCATTGGATACTTCGACACCCCATAAATCAAACTGGAGTTTTCCATTATACATAGGAGAACCAATATAACTTGAATATGTCCCCAAATATTCATCCCTCTCTAATTCCCCCTCAAAAGGTTTTAATCTATTATTAATATCTTTTAAAATATCATCGGAAACATTTTCATTTCCATCATTAACCTCTTTTAGAACTCTCATTTCAACTTCTCTATCTCTAGCAATTTCCATAGAAGCTTCTAAAGAACCGTAATAAATACTTTGGAATATCTTATCATTTAACTCCCTAGATAATTCTGAACCAAACTCAGTTTTCATTTCATAAAATACATTTGCTAATCCCTGGACTCCTAAACCAATCGGACGATGTCTCATATTCGATAATTTCGTTTCAGGAATAGGATAGAAATTATAATCAATTATCTTATTTAAATTATAAGTTAATACCTTTGATAAATTTTTTAACTTATTATAGTTAAAACTAGGTTTTGTATACTCAACCAATTCGGTATAACCACCAATATGTTCATCGGTATTATTATATATCTGAGGAAATGTAATCCCTTCAGTACTCGTTTTCAACTCTTCTTTATCTTTTAAATTATATTTAATATTTAAATCATCACACAATAATTTAGAATATTTACAATAATTACACCCTTCTTTTGTATATATTGTCAAATTTAATTGAGATAAATCCCTATTTTCTAAACAACTTGGAAGTGATATTGAGGCCAAATTACAAACAGCCGTCTCATCTTTATCGGAATACTCAATAATTTCAGTACATAAATTTGAAGATTTAATAGTTCCCAAATTTTTCTGGTTTGATTTATTATTACAAGCATCTTTATATAACAAATATGGTGTCCCCGTTTCAATCTGACAAGTTAAAATAGAAAACCATACCTCTTGAGCATTTACAGTCTTTCTAACCTTTCCATCCATCTCATATTTAATATAAAGTTCTCTAAATTCATCGCTATGACAATCACTTAATCCAGGACACTCATCTGGACACATTAAAGACCACTTACCATTTTCCTTAACTCTCTCCATAAATAAATCAGGTATCCACATACCATAAAATAGATCACGAGCCCGCTCCAATTCATTACCATGATTTTTCTTTAATTCAAGAAAATCAAATATATCGGCATGCCAAGGTTCCAAATAAATCGCAAATGAACCATTCCTTTTGCCCCCTCCCTGATCAATATATCTCGCAGTATCATTAAAAACCCGCAACATAGGAACAATACCATTTGAATAACCATTTGTCCCTCGGATAAAAGAATCATTCGATCTAATATTATGAACATGGAGACCTATTCCACCAGAATATTTAGAAATCTTAGCACAATCCTTAAGTGTATCAAAAATACCATCGACAGAATCATCTTTCATAGATAATAGAAAACAAGAAGCTAATTGTTCTCTAGTTGTTCCAGCATTAAATAAAGTTGGAGTCGCATGAATAAAATCTTTATTTGAAATATGTTCATATGTTTCAAATGCCTTTTCTAAATTATCTCTGTGAATACAAAGAGCAACTCTCATAAATAAATATTGAGGACGTTCACGAACTTGCCCATTAATCCTTAATAAATAACTTTTCTCCAATGTTTTAAATCCAAAAAAATCAATAGTATAATCTTTCATATGATTAATTTTATTATTAATTAGTTCTTCATTCTCAGTTACAATTTTAAAAAGATACTCTTTTATAATTCCATTTTCATATAAATCCCTAATTACTCCAGGAAAACTATCAGAAGTATTCTTATGATGGTTTGAAACAACAATGCGTCCAGCTAAAGTAGCATATTCAGGATTTTTTGAATACATAGAAATAGATGTCTCAGATGATAATTCATCCAAAATACTAGTCTTTACTTTATCATATATCTCGGAACAAACTTTTTGAGCTATTTTTGTTGGATCAATTTTTAACTTTTTATCAAATTCAGAACCTATACATAATGATCTCAAACGGACTTGAATTTTATCAAAAGAAACGTCTTCTAGATTACCATTCCTTTTTTCAACTCGCATAGCAGTATACATTATATTAACGCTAACATTTTAAGTATTTTAATTTATTTTTATAGATTAAATAAAAATAATAAAATAATAAAAAATAATAAAAAATAATAAAAAATAATAAAAAAATATTATGGATATGACGGGTTACGATCCCGTGTGAATTGGAACTTACGCCTGTGGACTGGAAGGTCTCACCTATCTTTCGATAAACTCACTTTAACCATAAACATACCCTAAATGAAGACTTTAAAAATTATTTAATAAATATGGATTTTGTTAGTCTCTAACAAATCTCATGGATAAGACGTTTCCAATCTTCTTTAATAACTTCAGGACGAAGCTTATCTAAACACTTTCTAGCTTTTTCACAATTAATTTTCCTTTGTTCAGGACTAATCTTCCACATCTCGTCAAGCACCTTACTAAAATTATTAATGTCGTTTTTATAATTATCAATATCTACTTCATATGTAATTATGTTGTCTTTTACTTCTTCTATAATCTCTTTTGGACCATCTATATCAGATACAATCACAGGAATCCTTCGATCAAGTGATTCACAAATAGTATACCCAAATGGTTCATATATTCCAGTAATACAATTAATACCAATTGTCTTCCAATAATCTTCTTTTACTTTTGTATCGGTTGAAAATGGAATAATAACAAGTCTGTCCTTATGTTCCTTTTCCAGTTTTCTCCAATATTCATTATCATATTTATCATAATCAACCCCCATATTAAAAACCCTTACATCACGATTTTCAAGAGTATTTACAGCTAGTAGAGGAATTTCAGGTCGCTTCCTTGGAACATGTCGTCCAATATATCCAACATCATTCGACCCATAATTAATATCAAGTTCAACATTATCATATTTAGGTGTATAACTATTATAAATTACTCGTGTCTTTGTTCCAAATAAATTATATCCAAAACTATTATAATACCTCTCCTCTGCCTTACTAATCAAAACCACATAATCAGAATTCTGAAATGTTATCTCTTGCTGATTAAAATTATTTGTATAACAAGATCCCATATTTGTAATGTTCTCCATCCGAATTAGAGAATGACATACAGATACCATACTCATATTTGGATATTGTTTCTTAATGTTTATAATTGTATCTAAAGCAATCCATAGATTATTCACACATACATCAATATCACTAAAACATCCAATAATATCTTCTTCGCTATTAATTACTCGAATATTCTTATACTTCTTCAGACATTCATAAGGAAGAGTATCCTGATAAGCAAGGAAAATAGGTACTACTTCAACATCTTTATCATTTTCAAACATTTTAATAAAATTAACAATCCAAGTCGCCACACCACCATAAACAATCGGAGGGATCTCATTTGTCAAAAGTCCGAGTTTAATTTTCTTATCAAATTTAATCACTTCAGTAGCATTTACATTAGTAGTATATGATAGTTCAAACATCGACTTGTAAATATTATATATGGTTTCATGGTTTATCTCGTATGTTCCATGAAACATGAAATAAACCCTTTCAAGGATCATCTTAAACACCTCAATAATAGAAGACAACATACCATAAATAAACATCTTCTTTTTTTTTTAAAATAATTCTAATACTAATTTCAAATTTGAATTTATTTTTTTAATTATATAAAAAAATATGAGTGAAATTAATCGTCTCAAACATATCCTTACTATTTTAGGATATTTGGATGTTTATCTTAATATGTATCTGAAAAATACAAATAAGAAAGATAACCTTGAAAATATTCAACAATATATTAACCAAAATTTAGATGTCTGGCTTCGTGATGGTCACAGACTTTAATTTAACATTTTAATCAAAAGATAAAGCTCAGAATAATTCCATGTTAACTTCTTTGCGGAATAATATTTATTTGTACTTGGATCAAACTGTTCAGGTAATATAAAATCAGAATCCAATGATAATATTCTCTCTAATATCTCATTTGCTATGATAATATATTCGTTGGTTGGGTTTGACTTTGCTCTATGCATAGGAGATCTATCTTTCGTAATGTTCCGATTTATATATAATTTCATATATACTTGTGCTAATGCTAAACTACATATAATCCATATTTGTCCATTATAATACTGGTCCTCTTTATATCTTCCTATTAAATTAATATCTTGATCATTATATTTATCTCTAAAATATTTTAATAATTCATCACAAGTACTTTTAATATATTCTAATTTAAACGTTTGTAATAGTTCTTCATCATAATTAATATGTGAAAAAGCCAATATGTTTGCTGAATCTTCATATTTTATTATTTTACCATCTTCATCAAAAGAAGATATAATACTTTCTCCATTTAAATGATGTTTTGTACTTTCTAATAATTTTAAATATACTTTTTTTGCTTCTTCTAAATTAAAAGACTTATTTAAATATTCATAATTTTTAATACAATCTTTCAAAAATTTTAATTGAACAAGTCGAGTATAAAAATGCCAACCTTTCTTTTCTTCCCATATATCAAATGATACCTTATTATAATTATTTAGAATATATTCTAAATCTTTTATAATAATCGGTATGATAATATTATTAATTAAAATACTATACCTATATTTAAATAAATCAATTATTTGAATCATAATTATACCTCTTAAAGCAGGACCATCATTTTGAGGTCTCCCCCATGAACCATTAAAAGGAGTACAATCAACATTTATCTTTGGTTCTCCTAAACCACATATAGTATTTAAATCTTGAATTTTTGACTCATTTTCTATATAATTTATAATTGATTGAAAATATTTTGGATCTTTTGTTTGTTTATACATATCAATAAATATTCTCATTACTAATGCTGAATCTCTTATCCAATGGAATTTATATGGAGGATCTTCAGATGGAGAAGCTATAATTATACCTGGGTTAGTTGTTGATTCAGTATTTTCATAAACTCGCTCAATTATCTTATTTAAATAAATTGACATAATAATTATATAAATATTATTTTTTATTCTTAATATTTTTACACATATCTTCTACCAAAGAATACTTATTTAAATCAATCGCCATTTTTATCTCTTCATTTGTATATTTATAATTATTATATACTAGTTCCCGAATTAATAATTCATGGATATTATATTTAATAGATAAATGTATTATATTCGAGGTCTTTTTTATATATGTTCTATGATAATTAACTATATTACTTATGAAAGATGGAGTATACGTTCTTTTTTTTAAAAAATAAAATGAAAACTTCTCTGGAGTTATTTTACATTTTTTATCGTTCATTAAATAATTAAGTATTTCAACATTATTATAATGTATACACTCTTTCATTAAATCAATATTTTCATTATCATTTATATAATGTTTTTCATAACAAAATTTAAACAAATCTGTATATGCCTGATTAATACATCCTATCAATAGTTTTTGACTAACCTTAATTTTATTACTATTCATTAAATAAAATAATAATCCCTGACAATTTTCTACTCTATTTATAATTGCGGATAATTTATTCTGAAGATGATTTGAAATTATATTATAATAATTCACAACTAAATAAGATAATAATTTCTCATAATTATATTTAATAGAAATATCCAATAATTTTGGTATTTCTTTATTAAAAATACCCTTTTTAAAATTTAATAATAAATCTATAATTTCAACCATTCCATTATTACCCGCAATAATTAAAGGATGTAATACTCCTTTACTGGATAATATATCATTTTGTTTATCCAAAATTTCTCCAAGATGAAAACGATTAAATATTATTTTTTGATTTTCTTCATAAAGAAGGGCCATTTTTATTACATCAATCCGATTATTAATAATCAAATATTTTATATTTTTTAAAGACAAAAATATATTATTTCTAAATAACCATTCAACACTCTCTTTTGATGCGTTTTTCTGGCATAATTCAGTAAATTGTTCATCAATAGACAGTCGAGAATCATATTTATAATCCGACCATTTTAATGTCTTCTCACGATATACACGATTATAATATACCTCCGGCAAGCCATTCATATTATTTTTAAAATCCCACAAATTACTAATACTATCAATTAACGCCCTAAATTCAGTGTTTATATTTCGCAATTTTACAATCTCTCTTATATCAATTTCCATAAATGAATGATAACCATTACTTAATCCCGCATTCATATTTACTATAGAAATAATTATTTCATTTGGTAATGTAGTGAGCATTTATTATACATACATTATATAAATTTGAATTTTAGGTTTAAATAATAATAAATAAAATAATAATAAATAAAATAATAATAAATAAAATAATAATATGTTAAACATAGAAATTATCATTAAAATGCAAAATATCAATCTACTCAAATACATCGCATATAAAAAAAATTGGAACTATAAAGATTTATGTAAGAAATATATTCAATAATTATCCTTTATTCTTTATTATATATATTATCATTGTTTTTTTTAATGGGTCTTTACCTTAATCTTACGACCATCAAGTACAACCTCAATTTCATCAGATACAAGGAAAGTTCCGATCATTGGTGGATTCTTTCCCTCAATATCATCATAAGTTACTTCGGGAAGAATCTTAGTATTACAGAAAGTCCACTGATAATTATGCTTACTGTGATAAGATGCCTTTAGACTTCCAGGATGGAAACCACCACAAAGAGGGTAATCACTGTTATTTACTGGAAGAGTAAGTCCATCAATCACCATGAACCAAATTCCTCCAAAAGAGACAATACATTCAACTTCAACTGATCGAGGGAGGGTATTACTCTTAAACCAAGTATGGTCGAAACGGGCATTACCATTCTCATTTGGCTTGTTAGGGATCTGATACTTATCCTTATAATGATTAAGGGAGTAGTTCCCCTTCATTACTGAAGAATTGGTCTTAATTTCAGTAATGTATCCAGGTGAATAACTTCGAGGATCAATACTAAGTGTATGGGATCCCTGGGACATATAGACAAGAAGATCTGAAATGTTATCTGGAAAGTTTTCTTCCTCCCTCTCAGAAAGATAGACCTTACGCCTCTTATTCGAATTCTGTGTATTCTTTTCAACTGTAGCCACCGCCATACTCATAAAAGATTCACTCAGGTCATTAACAGTTTCCTTCTTATCCCAAACATTCACAGGAATAGTCAGGTTTGAAAGATTAGGTACAATTGACTTTGGATTACCAAAATGAGTTGTCCATTCATCATTTACCGCAGTTGCTCGAGAAGCTGCCTTGGTTGACATAACCAGTTCAGGACTAGTTACCGGAGTGAAAGAATGTTCGACAATATTCATAAAATCCCCAGAAATACGACTATGTGGCCAGGTCCTCTCATAAATAATATTCTCATTTCCTTCCTGATGAATAATCACTGTAAAAGGAATGTCTGCTCCATATGTCTTCCTTGAATAGTTGTTCACCCTGATCTTGTAAGATCCGTATGGTGAGCAACTGATATTCTCAGATGGTTCTGCCTCTGCCTTAGAGGCATTCGCATCAAAATCAAGAATAGTAGTGTAATCATTGTTGTCCATTCCTCGGATAGTGTACTTCTTGTGCCCATAATAGATACGTTCGGTGATATTCAGGGATTCATCCCTCTTCACATGTGCCGTCCCGGGAGAAACTTGTACAGTCCAGAGGACGTCAAGATCCATATCATCCTTGTACTTTCCATCCCATACAAGAGAGATTGTCCACTTTGATTCGACCTTGTGCTTTGCCATGTTTCGAGCAAGCTGAGAGACCATATAGTTATTAGGATCTGAACGAATGTCCATTTCACGGAGAGCAAGTTCCACAGATGGATAAACCATGAAATCAATAAGGTTGTTTGACTGACGGAAATCCTTGTGAATAGCAACCGTACCATCAACTTCAACACGACCAGTCGTAATTGCGAACATTGTAAGGTGAAGACGATTCACCTTATTAGTTGGCCAATGGGGAATAAGACCCTTCCACATACTCTTAACATGTTCCTGAAATTCCATTACCCACTTAAAAACACTCCGCCAATGATCTGGACGCTGGAGGCGATCAAGATTCTGAAAGAGAATCTTAATAGAATCAATCGCGACCTGTTCAGAAAACTTTTCAAGACGACTCTGGAAACTAGGAATATCTTGCATAAAGGACCTGTAAATGTTAGCCTTTTCTGGAGATGTGAAAGAAGATGGAATAACCGTAATGTGCTCATATGGGAGGTTCGTTTCATGATCCACTCCTTCCTTAATAGGTGGAAACGTATCCTTCTCAATCATAAAAACCTTTGGGTTAATAAATTCCTTGTTCACCTTCATAACCTCTTCCCGGACCTTGAAAAGACTTCCCTTCTTACACCCGTCGTGTTCACAACGAATATTTGAAAGAAGGCATGGACCATCAGGTCCATTCAGCCCAAAGAGTTGCTTGGAACGACGGTAGCACTCCTGACACTTACCATGGTCAAGCATAAGGGATCGAACCTTATCACCATTTACAGAGTTACGGACGTAGTACTTCACGCCATTGATACCAAACACCTTCACAGGTGTAGGATCATTGATGAAATCCCCGTAACTACGTCCCGGATTAGGGGTCGGAGCAGGAGAAGGTGCTTCATCCATCCCAACAACTTCAAAATCATCCATATCAACAGTAGTCATCTTTATTATTAATCTCCAGAATTGTTAGATACTATGTTCTTTCTAATTTTTTTCAAATTTTGATTTAACTCAAAGAAGCACGACAAAGGGGACATGACTTTCCATCTTTAAACCATTGTTTTGAACACTCGTGATGATAATAATGACCACACTCTAAATATATTATAATCTCATCTTCCATATAACTATCAAGACAAATAGCACATTCTTTTTCTTTAAATTTATCATTCATCTTATACTTCTCAAGTTTGGTTTTTATTAATCTTTCTCTACTATAACCAGTAATTATATTATTATTATTATACCTATTACACATTAATACCCCACATATACTTAAAAATAAAAGTAAGAAACACATAAATGAATATAATTCATATCCTATAATACCTAATGTATCAGTACTATTATCATCATCATTTTCATAATTATGTATATAATTATTCCCATAATCATTTTCATAATGAGGATAATTGCCTTCTCGATATTCCATTATATTAATATTTATTAATATCTATTAATATTTAAATGATTGTTCATATTATAATTATATAATGGACTCAAATCATCACACAAAAAAATATATAGATTTCCATAATAAATATACAAAGATATATGGAGAAAATACTGTTGTCTTAATGCAATCCGGTAGTCACTTTAATATTTTTGCCGTCATTAATGATGAAATTAACCATGGACCCGATATATACTACATATGTCAAAACATATTAAATAATGCTCTCCAAGTTACTAAACAAAATAAAAATAAACCAGATATATCATACTCAAATTGCCTCTTAGCCGGATTCCCCATTTTTTCAATACAAAAATATGAAAACATATTACTCAATAACAACTATACAGTTGTTATCGTTGAACAAATTACACCCCCTCCTAACCCTGAAAGGGGTGTCACTAGAATTGTTTCACCAGGAACTACTATTGATGGTTATAATAAACAAGAAAACCATTATCTTATGTCGATCTATATTGAAAAAAATAGTTATATGACAAAAGATATCTATATTACAGGTATTTCGTCAATTGATCTTTCAACTGGTAAAAACTACCTACACTATGTAATTGATAAATTAGATGATAATAACTTCTGGAATGATGAAATCGGCAGATATATTAATTTTTATAATCCGTCAGAAATAATCTTCCATTTCAAAAATTTTGAATTATCAAAAAACGATATCATACAAAATTGGGACATTTCACATAACTCAATACAAATTAACCATTATAAAGATAAAAATTATCTCAAAACATCTTTTCAAAACGAATTTTTACAAAATATATTTGACCTAAGTATCCTCATGTCTCCAATAGAACACTTTGATCTTGAAATGAAAAATGAACTTGCTATAGCATACATCTATCTTCTTCTTTATGTTAAAGACCATAGATCTGATATATTAAATAATATAGAGAAACCACTATTAATTAACGATAATCAATGTCTAAGTTTAACATCTAACTCAATTAGACAATTAAATGTAATTAATAATTACTCATACTATAAAGGGAAAAATGAATCCCTCCTTTCTGTTTGTAATCTATGTGTTACTCCAATGGGGAGAAGACTCTTTAAAGAAAGATTACTCTATCCTTCCATAAATATAGATATAATTAATCAAAGATATGATTATATAGATAAATTTAAAATAAATAATTTCTATAACGATATTATCCCAATTCTTAGAAAAGTTTCAGATTTAGAAAAATCATTAAGAAAAATAGGTATTGATCTACTACAACCTAATGATTTCTACTCAGACTCATTATCATTTGAATACATCGATAAAATACTTAAACTATTAGAAAATGAAAAAACTATTATTCAAAAAATAAATATACCAGAAACAATCGAAAAGTTTAAAGAGTTTTATGATTATATCCACAATACTTTCATATTTCAAAACTTCTCATCCACAAATAACCTTGATCGTTCATTCCTAAAACCTGGAATAAATAAAGACTTAGATATGTATGATGATCTTACAATAGAATATCATTCTATTCTTATTAAAATAGCTAAAAGGTTATCTAAACTACTTGATAATTCAGAAACAAGTATAAAATTAGATTATGATGAAAGGAATCACTGGTTTCTATATTGTACCAATAAAAGATCATCAACTTTCAAAGAAAGATTAACAAATATAAATAATAATTTAATTCACGTTAAAGATGAAGATAATAAGATCCTTCAGTCCTTCTCAAAAGAAGATTTTTCATTTAAAAAAAAAGATGGATCAAGCACAATTATAGTTTTAAATTATTCAAAAGAAATATCTAATAAACTGATCACAATACAGGATAGAATAAATAAATTAAATAAAGAACAATGGAAATCAAAAATGGATTACATATTTAAAACATATAATATTCATCTTAAAAAATTCTATTTATTCTTAGCTGAAATCGATGTTTACACATCAAACGCAAAATTATCAACTCAAAATGGATATCATCGTCCAAAGATTATTGATGCTCAAAAAAGTTTTGTTAATGCGAAAGAATTAAGACATCCTATCGTTGAAAAAATCCATACGAATACTGAATATATAACTAATGATATCCATCTTGGAATGAAAGGTGAAAAAGATGGAATGCTACTATTTGGAACAAATGCTTGTGGTAAATCAACACTAATGAAAGCAGTCGGTCTAAATATCATTATGGCTCAAGCAGGTCTCTTTGTGCCTTCTTCCTCATTTGAATACTATCCTTATAAACAAATTTTCACAAGAATTCTAAATAATGATAATATTTTTAGATCACAATCATCATTCGCAGTAGAAATCCAAGAACTAAAAAGTATCCTTAATCGTTCAGATAATACTTCACTCGTTCTAGGAGATGAACTTTGCTCTGGAACAGAAAGTATTTCAGCTTTATCTATAATAACTGCTGGTTTAAATACCTTATCTAAAAGGAAAACTTCTTTTATCTTTACATCTCACTTACATGAATTAACAAAATTAGAGGAAGTAAACTCATTAAATAATCTTAAAATATATCACCTGAAAATAGATTATGATAAAGAAAAAGATTTATTAATTTATGATAGAAAATTAGAAGAAGGATCTGGACCATCTATCTACGGATTAAAAGTTTGTGAAGCAATGGGTCTTTCCCATGAATTTATGAACTTCGCAAATAAAATTCAAAATAAATTAGAAAATAAAACAACAAATACAAAATTATCACAATACAATACAAATGTATTCATGGATGAATGTAAGATTTGTTTCAAAAAAAATGAACAACTAGAAACCCATCACATTAAAGATCAAAAATATGCTGATGAAAATAATATGATTAATAATCACCATAAAAATATTAAACATAATCTTGTTCCATTATGTAAATCATGTCATCTGAAAGTTACTAATCATGAATTAATTGTTAAAGGATGGAAAGAAACGAATCGAGGTAAAATATTAGACTGGAAAAAAGCAGATAAAAAAAGTTCAGTTAATAAAAAATTCTCAGAAAATCAAGTTCAAAATATTCTTGAATTAAAATCAAATAATCCATCTCTTTCACAAAAAGACTTTCTCAAAAAAATTGAATTAGAAAATAATATTAAACTTAGCTCGTCTACTCTCAAAAAAATGATTGATAATAAATATTAATCATTTTATCCATTATTAACTATTTTATCATAATTATTAATGAATAATAATACCCCTATAATAAAACATATACACATAGTAAATAAACATATTGTATATAACCTTAATATACATCTATTACCTTCATTATAATAATCATCATTTTCTTCAATCATACTTTAATTACTTTTTAATAATCAAATCAAATTTTAATTTGCTAATTCAAGTGCTTTCTTATAATATGCTTCCGGCCAATGATGGAATACACTTTTAACATCTGTAAATGTTCCACATCCAGCATATTCAATTTCATTCAAGAAATATTTTGTCTTATCAAGTGTATTTCCTTGACAACATCCTAAATCAATCCTTAAAAATAAAGGTCTAACAACCTTTCCATTTATCTTTGTTTCCGGATAATTATCTAAAACTTTTTTTGCTATTTTTTTTGCCTGTTCCAATGTCTTCTTATCCACTGTCCCTATACTTTCAGGGGGAGGCCACGCTTTTATAGCAATATAATATTTATATTCACCATTAATCCAAAAAGTTTTTAATTCCCATTTTTTAACAAATCCTTCCATTTTTTCTTGACAAACTAATCCAGGAAATTTTTTTGTCTTTTTTAAATATTTAATTAATTCTTTTTCAACGCCCTTTTCATTCTCATCGGTTATATCTGTATAAAATGATTCACTCATTTCAGGAATACTTTCATCATTAGAATAAAATGATTGTGTTGTATATGTTTCATCTTCTTCTTTTAAATCGAACTTTGATATTTCTATATTAGCAAAAGCATAATCAGGTTTAACTACAAAACCCTTCCATTTATTTTTTTTAGCTTCAGCAATAATTTTCTTAGCATCTCTTACCTTTTTAATTAAAAATGTAGGCGCAATAGGCACACCCTTTTTTTCATAATATTTTAAATAATCTCCTTTATTATATAAGAAATCTTGCTCCGATAAAGGTGGATAAATATTATTTTTCTTATTCTTCATTATTGATAACCATTTCTTATGCATAGCATTTGATCCATGCCAAGCATTCAAAAGATTCACCCCAACCAAAAAATTTACATCATTTTTTTGTAAAGTTTTTTCATTAAAGTTTTTTAAATATTTCACCTCGGCATCAGGATATTTATATTCAATAGCAGCAACTAAAGCAGCTTCGTTTAATATCATACCATCATCTATATACTCTTCTGGAACATTATCCATCCATTTCCTATAAGGTTCACATGGATTTGTCTCCCCCAATCTTCCTCCAAGAATACCAATTTTAACCATTATATTATATTATTATATTAAAAAAAAAATATTTGCTAATAATAAATGAACAAAAATTTAGAACATCTCCTCCATGCCGTTGTAATTGGTATTGTATTATGTCTTATTATGACAAAAGTTTTAGGACAAAGTACGGGTGTTGCTTGTGATCGCAGTATGGTTTTAGCCGCGGTTGCTCTTATCTACATGGTTTTATTTGGTCACACATTCCCTCCGGGATCCATAAATCCATCCTTTAAATTTTAATTTAATTCAGTATAAATATCTTTTAATTTATCCATTATTTTAAGGTATGTTCCTTCGTTTACATGATCTTTTACATCTTCTTCAATTATCATTTGAACCCCCATCAAATGATCTCTTATTTTTTTATTTTTTTCATCATTTATTTCTTTTTCATTATCATCATCCACTTCATATTCAATATCCGATATATTCACTCTAAATGGAGGTGCGCCTATCAAAAATGGATATTCATTATTAAATGATTCCGTTTCAGGATCCGAAATTGGAAGTTCCCATGTATTTTCTGAATCAAAATTAACTCTAAATTCATATTCCGAAGTATAATCATCTATCACATAATTAATCCTTTGCCTCTGTATAGGCGATGTACTTTCAGCTTGATATGTAAGTTGACAAAGGACTGAATGATGGATATATTCTTCCAATGAAATATGATTATTAATATCAATTAAGACTTCATCAACCATACGCATACGGACTGTTAACCACCTTTGGTTTAATATTGAAGGTATATTATTCATATAAGCTAATATTGTACAAGTATTCGAATCAATAAACCAATCATGTGTTTCGTTTATTATTAGTTTTAATGAAGTTCCAAAAATATCATGTTCATGAATCTCAAGTACCTTTTGAATATGCGTATAGCGTCCATTAACCTCATCAAAGTAACTTACATAAAAATGTTCAGCCACATCCCGAGGATCACAGAGAGGGAAATCCGGATTTCCATAAAATTTAGGATCAACATGATCAAATATCCAAGCAATACCCCTCTCACAATAAGGGACTGTGTCAGGATTACTCATTAAATCAAATGTCGTCGATACATAATCAGTAACTTTATAATCTTCACATTTGTATGCTTCTTCAGTTACACCAACCTGTCTCTGATTAGAACTATAATAAACATTTCTATCAACATGTCTGTCAAGGACTCTCTTCATAACATAACTATAAATACAACAGACATCTACAGGTTCAACTTCTGTCTTCCAAAAATCTTCCCATGATTCATTTCGTCCAGGACTTCGAACAATTGATAATATCTCTTTTAGAAGTTTACAAAAACGTTTCGGAAGTTTAGAATCAAATATATCCTCATCCCCCTCCCAACCTGGAGCAGATATTAACCCTCCCAAACGAATTAATTTCCACCAATGCCATACAGAACCCTTGCCCAGTCTATAATAACTGTTTGAAGGTCGTCCATGTTCTTTTGATGGACCTTCTTTAAAATCCATAATATCTTCCCATTTCAAATGACAATAAAGAGCATATTGAACATAACCTAATATTATCTCTTCCATTAAAGGTTCATACTCTCTTTTTGGTGGAATACTCGTATGGGATAAAATAGCATCAGTTATACCATCATTACCAGGAAGAATTCCACTAGTCTTTATTTTTTCATATGTTCCATCTTCATTTTTACTCCATCCCCAAACACCACCATTATTCATAGCACAAATAGAACATGGTTTCACAACCATAGTATCTCCCCCGACAGTTGTAAAACATATACCATGCTCTTTACAATATATACATGAATAATCTAATCCAGAAGGATTTTCTTTAGCCTCTTCAGGGGTTTTTGCAGAAGGGTTTGATTTATCTGTAGGATAATAACATCCTTCGAAATACATAATTATTAAAAGATTATTATTTAATATATTTGATATTTCAATATTTCAAATTTAAATAAACTTATCCCTTACCTTAGGATAAATAAATGTAAATATCGCATAAAGGACTAACCAATGAATAGCATATATCTCTAATGAATGTTTTCCAGCATTTTCTAATAAAGTAAAATTCTCATTTTTTTTAATAATTGGTTCTGGCTCATATCTTACTATATAATTACCAATCAAAATACCTATACACATTAATATCATCCACGGTATAATTGGAAAATGATCGATTGAACTATAATTAGAATTTAATCCAAATATAAATCCTATTGGAGAAGGTAATAAATATTGTAATGTATATGGTTTCACCTTTTTAATGATATAAAATATAGATAATATACCAATGATTATTTTTATAATATATTCTTTATCAACAAACATAAATAATAATAATGAAGATAATGATATAAAATGTAATATTCCAAATTTAACGTATTTATCACCAAAAACAAAATAAGTGAACAAAGACATACATATAGCAAAAAAAGCCAATTTAAGAATACGTTTTATACTTTTCATAATATACATTTTTTTTGATTCTTTCTTTTTCTCTGATTTCTTTTTAGAAATTACTAAATTTATACCAACACAAGTAATAAATATTATTTGAGCAACCTTAGCAATAATTTTAAGTAATTGTGTATCATACTCTAATTCTTTAAATCCATATTGATTCGCATAATAAAATATATGAAAGAATATCATACAAAAAACCGCAACACCTTTTAAAATATCTATTTCTATATAACGATCCATATAATAAATAAAATATTAAAATTTGAATATTATTTTATTTAAAACTATAAAACGTAAATATATATATATACTATGGCTGAAGATGAATATGATGAAAAAGACCTAAGAACACATGTTTATGATACTCCAGATACTTATGCCGGAAGTGATCAAGAAGCACCTGATACACTACCACTAATGGAAGATGATAACATTATATTCAAAGAAACTGAAATTATTCCAGTTATTTATAAAATGTTTGATGAAATTATTGTTAATGCTCGTGATCAATATGAAAGACTAAAAGATATAAAAGATTCTCAACCATTAACAGAAATTAAGGTTACCATTAATGAAGAAACAGGTGAAATTTCAATCTATAATAATGGAGATAGTATTAAAGTTCAAAAACATAGTAGTGGCATCTATAATGCTGAACTCATCTTTGGAAAATTACTAACATCAGGTAATTACAAGAAAGGTCAAAAGAGAACTGTCGGTGGTAAAAATGGATATGGTGCTAAAATTGTTAATATCTTTTCAACTTCTTTTGATGTTGAAACTGGAGATAGACACACGAAAAAAAAATACTTTCAACATTTCTATAATAATATGAAAGAAAAAGATAAACCAATTATTAAAAAATATAATGGAAAACCATTCACCCGTATTACCTGGATTACAGACTTTGAACGATTTGGAATTAAACATTTTTCAAAGGATATGATCGCTTTAATGAAAAGAAGAGTTCATGATATTGCTGGTGTTACAGATGCCAAAGTAAATGTATATTTCAATAATCAAAAAATTAAAATTAAATCTTTCCCAGATTATATCAAACTTTATCCGACATCTCATGAAAAAGTATATGAAAAACTAAATGATCGTTGGGAACTAGCCGTTTCAGTCTCATCTAATGATAAGTTTAATCAAGTATCTTTTGTAAATGGTATTGCCACTACTAAAGGAGGTGTTCATGTTGATACAGTTGTAAAACTTATTACTAGTGGTGTAGTAGAATATATTAAAAAGAAAAATAAGAGAGATGTTCAAGGGAAATATGTTAAGAATTATCTATCTATTTATCTAAATTCTGTAATTAATAATCCTTCATTTGATTCTCAAACAAAAGAACGACTCATTACACCAAAAAGTAAATTTGGATCTTTGCCCGAAATTAATGAAAAATATATTAAAAAATTATGTAATTCAGGTCTTTCTGAAAGAGTTCTTCAATTTTCTGATTTTAAAGAAAAGACTTTGGCAAAGAAAACAAATGGAACCAAAAAGAATAAATTAAGAGATATCCCAAAACTCGATGATGCTAATTGGGCCGGAACTAGAAAGTCACACCTTAGTACTCTTATTCTAACAGAAGGGGATTCTGCTAAGTCTATGGCAATCGCCGGATTATCTGTTGTTGGTCGAGATAAGTATGGAGTTTTCCCTCTTAAGGGTAAAGTACTTAATGTTCGTGATGCTACTATTAAACAGATTACAAGTAATTCAGAAATTACTAATATTAAAAAAATCATCGGTCTAGAAAGTGGTAAAAAATATACTGATATCAAAAAATTAAGATATGGTAAAATTATGATTATGACTGATCAAGATCATGATGGATCACATATTAAAGGTCTTCTTCTAAATCTAATCCATAGTGAATGGCCCGAACTTCTTAAACTTAATTATATCAATTGTATGGTTACACCCATTATTAAAGCAACTAAGAACAAAGATATTAAATCATTCTATACACTGACCGATTATAACAATTGGAAAGAAAATGAAATGAATGGTAAATGGAATATCAAATACTATAAGGGACTTGGGACATCAACATCAAAAGAAGCCAAAGAATATTTTAAAAATCTTAAAATTAATCAATATATCCTTGATGATAAAACAGATGATTCAATGGTCCTAGCTTTCAAAAAAACAGAAGCAGATAAAAGAAAAGAATGGCTAAAAACATATAATGAAGAAGAAATCCTGGATTATAACCAAGAAAAAACAAAGATTAATGACTTTATTAATAAAGAATTTAAACATTTCTCTAATTCTGATAATCTAAGATCAATCGGTTCATGTATCGATGGTCTCAAAGTATCACAAAGGAAAGTACTCTTTTCATGCTTCAAAAGAAAACTATATTCTGAAATTCGAGTGGCCCAACTATCCGGTTATGTAAGTGAACAAGCATCATATCATCATGGTGAAGCATCTCTTCAAGGTACCATTGTCGGTATGGCTCAAAACTATGTTGGCTCAAATAATATCAACCTGCTTCAACCCAATGGTCAATTTGGAACTCGTATTATGGGTGGTTCTGACTCGGCAAGTGCAAGGTACATCCATACTCAATTAAACCCTCTTGTTGACCATATATTTCCATCAGCCGACTTCCCTCTTCTTGATTATATTAATGATGATGGATTAATGGTTGAACCAAAATGGTATTGTCCAATTCTTCCAATGGTCCTAGTAAATGGTATGCTTGGAATTGGAACCGGTTTTAGTACTAATATCCCACAATTTAATCCGAAAGACTGTTGTAATAACATCCGAAGGAAACTTGATGGAAAACCTTATCTTTCAATGATGCCATACTATAAAGGTTTTAAAGGTAGAATTAGTAAGGTCGTTGAAAAAGGATTGACTAAGTTTATCACTCGTGGAAAATATAAAATTAAAGATGAATATGTTACTATCACAGAATTACCTATCGGAAAATGGACACACGATTTTAAAGAATTTATTGAAAAAACAATTCAACTTGAAGATTCATGGATTCTTGATTATGAAAATCACTCTACTGATGAAAAAGTAAACTTTGTTATTAAAGTTAATGATGAAGTTCTTTTCGATAATCAATATAAATCAAAAGATATAATTGAAGAAAAATTTAAACTAACCTCAAATAGAAATGTATCAAATCTACATCTATATACTAAAGATGGAACTATCAAAAAATATGATGACATTTATAAAATCCTTGATGAACATTATTATGTGCGTCTTGATTTATATCAACAAAGGAAAGATCATCAATTAGATATTCTTGAAAATGATATCAAATTTCTAGAAGCTAAAAGAAGATTCATCGAATATGTTATTGATGAAAAAGTAATTGTTTATAAACAAAGTAAAACGAAAATTATAAATTCTCTAAGAAATTTTGAATTCCCATTTTATGAAGATGGTATAATTGGAGAATATGATGAAACTATTGATGTTAAATCACAATATAATTACCTTCTTAATCTCTCTATTTATAATTTCACACTAGAAAAAGTTGAAGAACTAGAAAATGATATTGAAGATAAAAAAGAACAACATCAAACTCTTGAAGAAATGGATATTAAAGACATTTGGAGAAATGAACTCGACACCTTTGAAGAAAAATATGATGAATGGATAACTACATCGAAAAAAGAATAATTATTTAAAAAATTAATATTTAAAAATTAATATTTAAATATAGTAAATTTATGATTGGTGATTATTTATGGATTGTTATTACTGGAGGGATAACTTCTTTTATTGCTGCTATGGGTATCGGAGCGAATGACGTTGGAAACGCATTTGCCTCTTCAATTGGTTCAAAAGCATTAACAGTCAAGAATGCTGTCGTCATTGCTAGCATTTTTGAATGTGCTGGTGCGATCCTCATGGGCTCCCATGTTACAAAAACAATTCGAAAAGATATTGCCGATTATGAATGTTTTGAAGATTCTCCAGAAATTTTTATCTATGGATGTTTTTGTGTCCTTACCTCTGTTGCTGCTTGGTTATTTTTGGCTTCTTATTTAGAAATGCCTGTATCTACAACTCATTCATGTGTCGGGGGTATGATAGGTATGACATTGGTAACAGGGGGATCTGACTGTGTAATATGGTATAAAGCAACTGAATCTTTCCCATGGGTAGGAGGTGTTTCCGGTATAATAATTTCATGGTTCTTATCACCAATCTTTTCTGCTATTGTAGCCGGTAAAATTTTTTATTTAACAAGATTATTAGTATTACGTAAAGAAAACAGTTTTAATAAATCATATTGGTCATTTCCTATTTTTGTTTCACTAACAATGACTCTCAATACATTTTTTATTATCTATAAAGGAGGAAAAGGGATAGGATTAAATAATATACCAATGGGCGCAGCATTATTAGTTGCTTCCTGTATTGGATTATTTTCAGGTGGAATAATTATACCATTTATCCCCCATATGAAAAATAAAATTAATCAAAGAATTGATAATGAACGTGATTTACCCGTTATAGAAAATAATGAAATTATCCCTATAATTCAAAAAGAAAAGAAAGGATTAAATAAAATTGTTTCAAAAATTAAAGATAATATGGATTATGATTTAGATCAAATAAAAGTTGATAATGTTAAAGAAATTCATGATAATTGTGAAGTTTTTGATAAAAAAACAGAAGAAAGCTTCAAATACCTTCAAATATTTACAGCTATTTGTGACTCATTCAGTCATGGTGCTAATGATGTTGCCAATGCTATAGGTCCATATGCGGCGATAGTATCCATATACATGGATGAAGGTGAAATGTCCAAAAAAGTTGAAATGGATGAATATGCATATATGATTTTAGCTATGGGAGGAGTTGGTATATCTCTTGGACTAATACTATATGGATATAAAATCATAAGGGCGATTGGAGTTAAATTATGCTGTATCACTCCCAGTAGAGGATTCTCAATTGAACTAGGATCCGCTACAATTATTATTATTGGTAGTCGTTTAGGTATTCCACTATCAACAACTCACTGTCAGGTCGGAGCAACTATGGGGGTTGGTGCTTTAGAAGATTTTAAAGGTTGTTCAGGTATTAATTGGAATATTGCGTATAAAGTATTCTTAGGTTGGATTATAACACTCGTAGTTGTTGGAGGAACAACAGCATTATTAACTGCTCAGGGAATATATGCTCCAAGTGAATTTAATGATCAATGCTTACTAGTAAACCATACTAATTCATCGCTTTAATTTTTTCTTAGTTCGTTTCTTTCTCTTTCTAGTAGTTCTTTTCTTTCTAGTAGTTCTTTTCTTTATCTTAGATCTTCTCTTTTTACCACCACCATCCCCATATGCCATGGGCATACTTGACTGAGCCGCCTCTGCAATTCTATCCTGATAATTAACACCGTTATATTTATCTATACTTTTTTTGTAATTTCGAGTGGCTATATCATACTGAATTTTATTAATATGAACTATCCTTATATATTTTGTTTTTACTTCATCTTCTTTAAATTCATCATAGAGTTCATTTAAATCATCAATAGTCGGGATAGTTGTAAAATAATATCCAATATAATCTTTACTTTTTCTTAATAATAACTTTAACTGAGAATAAACCTTTTCATAAATTTTTCTATTTTCTTCCATATCTTCAAAAAATTTTATATTATACAAAGGATAATCTCTCATTTCACAATTGATTACCTCTAAATTCCCATTATTACATTTTAAAATTAATCCATACCCTTCATCTTCATCTTCACATGTTAAAATATCATGAAAATCAATAATCTCTTTTAAACCATATAAATCACTTATAACTCTTCCCTCTCTTAATTTAACACCATTCTCTTTCATCCATTCTTCATAATTAGTCGTTTTTATATAACATTTATTACCATAATTATGGGTTATATTAGTTTTTATAATATCTTCTAAACCAGATGATTCATATAATCTTTGAATAAAAGGCGGGGGTTCCATAATCCCTTGAGAAGGGATATCTGTACGGGCACGAAATAATTTGGATTCTAATTCCCCCTCTCCATGGCGTTTACCCGTTAGAGTGTTTATCATATTTATAATAATGAAATATTTAAATTTGATTTTTCTTTGAATAAAAGATGTTTATAAATATATATTATAATGAGAATTGAAAGAGAAAGTCCCCTCCGTTTCCTTGATATTGATGTTTCAAGGTTAATTTATGAAACATATTTTCCAAATAAAAAAACAATTCAATTAAAATCTATGGCGATTGATCAATTTAAATATCACCTTAAAGAATATTTAAATACATATAAACTCCCCGACATATATGGTCCTCTCAATATAATTTCTACTACTAGACGTCCTCGAGGGACACAACATCTACATGGTAATGCTAAAAAACACTACTCTTTTAATTCGTATCTTATAAATGTATGTAAATTTAAAATAACTCTAAAGAGAAAATATTACTCAGATATAAGGCATAAACCTTCATATAAAAGGGCTAATAGAATGGTTCTCGAAGGAAGGAAAAAAAGAAGGGAATTAAAATATTAAATAATATAATGAAAGATAAATTATTCTATGTTTTATCAGTAACCTCTGCCACCATTCTATTAACTTCATTAAATTACTTTGTTATCGAAAATAATAAACTCACTGAAGAAGAAAAATTTAAATTATTATGGAATCCAAAAATCTAAATTTGAATTATTAAATGTTATTATCTTAAATAATGACAGAAATGACCTCTTACAAAGGTATAAAAGTACTAAGCTATGCTGCCGATGATTGGGGGGATGATGATGATCCAGGAACACCTCGCTCCAATGACGGTGAAGGTGATTCTATTAAAAGTTATTCAGACGAAACACCATCTCCAAGAAAGGTGAATAGCAAACCATTTGATTCTAATTTCCTTCTAGGGATTCTTGTAGGGGTCCTGATACATAAATATTTTATCTAATGATTATTAAAAATTTCCATTATTCTCTATAAGACCAATATAATTCCTTTTTTTATATTTGATAATATATATATTATGGGGGATTTATTAAGAATGGCTATTAATGATCATAATAATGAGGATATAATAAAAATTATTTTATCACTAAAAGAAGAAGAATTAAATGATGTAATCACTGGGGATCATCCACTAATATCAGCAGTTAAAAGTGATAATTTTTTTGCTTTTGAATTATTATTAAATAATGGTTCTGATCCACATATGCTAAATGGAGGACCAACAACAGTATACTGCGATATTTTAAACATTCTAACAGATAATCTAATACTAAACCCCAATAATAAATATGATAACTTTGATCAATTTATTGAATTACCATTATTTTACGGTAATCTTACAGATTCGCTAAATGAAGGGAATCCAAGTGTATATGAATATATCTTTGGAGGAGGATTAAGGGATCAAATAGAATATGGAGGATTATTAACACTTACTAAAAAACAGTTATCAAGTATAAATATCATAGAACAGAAAGTTAAATCATCTATTAATAATGTAGAAAAACTTGCTTTAATGAATACTCAACAACAACTAAATCTTCAAAAAACATACTTACAAGGAAGTGAAACTAGTCCTTTAAATTTTCTAGATAATGATACAATGTTAGAATTAGTAGAATATCTAAAAGAAGAAGCACCATACTCTACAGCAACGTCAAGATTTAAACCCGAACAATCATACAAAAGCTATGAAAAAGAAACTAAAGGAAAAAGGACTAAAAAGAAAAAGAAAAAGAAAAGGAGAAAGAAAAAGAAATGGAAAACCCAACGGGGAGGACTATATGTTAAAATTGATGAAAATCGTTTAAATAATTGGAATTCCATCCATACATTTAAAAATGATTGTATTCCATGTACATTAGATTTTATAGGTTTTGGAAGAGAATATTGTTCTATCTTATGTGGTTTCTATGGTCAAATGGGAACAACTCATAAAGAAATAATTAGAGAATTAAAAAATAAATATAAAGGTTATTCAGTATCAGCAAAATTATTGGATGGTTTTAAACCATATTTAGATAAATTATATGATTCATTAAATCAATATAAAAATGATAAAATTATTCGTCAAGTAGATAATGATGACCTTGATGGCTATATGTTAGATCTAAAGAAAATATTTAATACAATACCCAATAATTATGTAATGCTCGGTAGAATAAATATAAAAAATAGAAATTTCGGTCATGCTGTTGTTTTTGGCAACATTAATGGTGTCCCAGTATTATATGATCCCCAGCATTCAAAAGACTACAAAGGTCTCGATGATATCACCATGTTCCTAGTCTTACATATGGTAGATTATATTCATCTATATTATGTCCATAAAAAAGGAATTCTATTAAAGGATAATCAAAGCGGTTTTAAACCATCGAATTACTATCATTCAGAACCTACATTAGATATAGAAAGCTTTAATACTGCATCAGAAGGTTTTCAAACAGCATCAGAAGGTTTTCAAACAGCATCAGAAGGTTTCCATACTGCTCCAGAAAGATTTCAAACAGCATCAGAAAGATTTCAAAGTTATCCGGGAAGAAATTATTATTCACAATATCCACAAGATCTATCACAATATCCTCTATATCTACAAGCATGGCAATAAAATTCTGAACAGGGATGAATATTATTATCAATCATATAATCACATAATCCTTCGTTATGTAACAAATCATAATAATTATCACATTTTATTTTATCCACAACACCATTACTATGAATAGTTTGATTTCTATTTATATTTGTCTTATTCATGTCAGTATTTAATTGATATAATGACAAAATTATAAGTACAACAACAAATATACTAGTGAATATACATAAATACTTATCACATTTTTCTTGATCACATAAACATCCCTTTTTCCTATTAGTTTGTACATTATTTGAATGTAAAGGCAGTCTCTCAACTTCCATAGTTACTTTTTTGAATATTCACTAATAATTATTTCAAATTCTAACTATCTAAATAATATCCAGTCCCTTGATCACTTGTCTTAAAAACATATCCTTCTTTTCTATCTATAAAAGTTTTTGATGATATAAATGGTTCAAAAGTACCATTATCATTATTCACAATATTATCATTATTTATAATATTATCATTATTATCATTATTATTATTATTATCATTATTATCATCATCATATATAATTATGTTACCAATTCTTTTATTACATAATCCAGTAATACAGTATATACTACGGAAATCTTTGATATGGTATAATAAATATACCATGAAACCAATAATGTAGAATATACATGGTACATAGGTTTTAAAGGGTGTTTCTTCCATTATTTTAATATATATAATCCCAAATACAGCAGCAATTAATCCAATAATAGTACTTTCAAAGAGTAAATTCATTTTCATTTCCTTTATTCAATTGAATATATTTTTTTCAATATTTAATCAATAGCTTCTTTTATAATTTTATGAGATTTTTTTAATGTCTCAACAACCTTTTTCTGTTTTTCTGTTGCCTTTAACATTGTTTCCAATTTTTTTACTTCATTATTTAATTGCCACTCAGATAAAAAATATGCAGATTTAATAGGATCATTTGATTCATATAATAATAATGGTTTTAATTTATCATTTGATTCATCGTCAGAAGAATTAGAAATACTCATTATAATTAATATTTATATTTAAGTTTAAAATATTTAAAAAAATATAATGTACTATTTATAAATAAAATGACAGAAGAAGAAAAAGTTGATTATCTAGATGTTGATGATTCCATTCCAGGACAAAATTATTGTTGTTTATCATTTGTATCTCCAGAAGATTTAATAGAATCGAAAGAAGCCTGGAAAGTTTCCAAATTTTTACAATCAGTTTGTAAAGATAAAGATATGGAATTTAAAAAAATTATGGAACAATATAAAGACTTTTGCTATAAATTTCAAGATGACCTACAGAAAGATTTTGATCAACAGAATGATTTTAAAACAAATATTAGAGGTGTAAAAGTTAGAGGAGTATATAACACACAAGCAGAAGCCACTTCCAGAGCAAAAAAATTACAAACAACCGACAGTGATTTTCATGTCTTTGTAGGTCAAGTAGGGTATTGGCTCCCGTGGAATCCTTGTGCTGATAAAATTGAAGATGAACAATTTATGAATTCTCAATTGAATGATATGATGGAAAAATATAAAGAAAATACAATTAATAAAGATATTTTCTATGAAGAACAAAAACGTGAAAAAGTTAAGGCCGCTAGAGAAGAAGCCTTGAAAAAGAAAAAAGAAAAATTAGAAGCCGAAAAGGAATTAGAAGATAAAGAACCAGTTAAAGAAGAAACGGAATTAGAAGATAAAGAACCTGTTAAAGAACCAGTTAAAGAACCTGTTAAAGAACCAGTTAAAGAAGAAGATAAAGAAGAAAAGGAATTAGAAGATAAAGAAGATCCCGTTAAAGAAGAAGTTAAAGAAGAAGTTAAAGAAGAAGTTAAAGAAGAAAAGGAACCTGAAGAAATTAATGAAATAATTGGTAATGACAAAGTAGATGATGATATAAAAGAATCTTTAGAATCGGTTGATCCATGGATGGCTAATAAATTAAAGGAACAATAAAATATTACTATTAACTATATGGAAGCAGTACTACTTTTTTTATCATTAATATTTATGAGTATAATAATCTATCATTTGGTAAATTATTATAATCTAAAAAAATTAAATAAATGTGAGACCCTTTATAAAATTAAAGAAGAAGTAGAAGATGAAGATGAAGAAGATGAAGAAGATGTAGAAGAAGAAGTATCCGAGTTGTTAGAACCTTAAATTTTTATGTCTAATTAGAGTATAATGAAATTAAATTTATCTTTAATTATATTTATGATGGGTATATTTTTCATTACAGCTGGATATGCTAATCAAGTTAAACCAAGTTGTAAAGAAGGAGTTGAAATAAAATATGTTACAAAAGATCTTTATGATGAAATTTCACAGGAAAAACCATATATGGAAAATCACTTACAAACCCTATAGAAGGGATATTCCCCACATTTAGGACTTTTCCTTATGATTTTACAAATATCCCCTGGGGCAAGTCTTATCATTTTTGCCATTATTTCAGTTTTGGATATAATTGGACATTGATTAAGAGTACAATTACATTCATTTAATATTTTTTCAATCTCTTTCTTATTTCTAATTGGAATATGTTTGGGGACTAATCTATGTTTCGTTATATTATTTGTAAAATGATTAATATCAAATAAATGAACATTGCGAAAATGAATCTTTTCTAATGGATAATCATTTTCTTCCATTTCAGAAATAATATCTTCACTTAAACCATTTTCTTGTAATCCATTTTGAAGACCTATATTTAATTCAGTAAAACTTTTCTCAAGTGACTCAGAAATAGTATCATTAATTATTATAAATAAACTATCTTCAAAATTAATTAATTCACTCTGATACAAATTATTTAATTTCTCACATGCTGCCTTCGTCACTTTTGAATTTTGACGACCAACTTCAGGCAAATTAAAATAAATAATATGTAATTTATGTGATGGTATTTTTCGATGTTTCAATGAAAAATTACAACCTGAAGCAGGACCAAATAAAGCCAAATTAGAATTTTTTGATGAAGGAATTGAATATATTTTATCTATTTCATTATCAGATAAATCTGCTATACTCGATACATCCCATTCATCTTCTAATATTTCTTTAAGTGTATATCTTGTTTTATTAACTTTTTCAATAATGTTCATTATATTATATATTTATATTATTGTTTTATATAAAAATCAAATTTTAATTATACATACTTGTTTTATTCTTTTTCTCAAAATGATCCGATTTATTGTTTTCAATAATCTCATAAAAGTCATCAATTATATCAAATATAGTATCTTTTTCTCTATTAAAAAATAAAAATTCTTGTAACATTGCCGTAGTATATTCCCTATTTTTTATTAATTTATAAAATTTTGTAAATGCCCCCTTATCCTTTTCAGGTGCCATTCTCTCAAATATACATTGTGTTTGATACTCATCGGCAACCCCCAATTCATATTTATGGTCAACCCTACACGATCTAAATAAAGCATTATCAATCACTTCAGGCTTATTCGCAGTAATAAATAATAATGTTCCTTCAACACACGAAAATCCATCAAAACAATTTAATAATCCTTGAAGTGTAACCCCATTATCATCATCCCCCTTTTTACGATCAGTAAATATTGAATCAATATCCTCAATCACTATAATTCTCTTTTTCTCTTCTTTCTCTTCCAAATAAGATATAGCATCAATTAACCCATAATCAGTTAACTCTTTTGATATAGGAATAACATACACATCACAATCAAAATAAGAAGCAATTGTATTAATAGTACTGGTTTTACCTGTTCCGGGAGGACCATATAACATAAATACACTCTTATAAGGTATCCCATGTTCTAAATAATCAGCACGAGTTTCAGGATCAAAAAATTTTTTAACATCATTTAATAATTTATCCTTTTGACCCTCCTTTAAATATAATGTTTCAATTGGTCGTTTTGGACTCTTAAATAAAAGGTTCCAATATTCTTTTCGCCACATATTCACTTTTATAGTCTTATTTGTAGATTTCTTTGATAATTTAATCTGATTTTCACAATAATTCTTTGCTGCATCTACAAAATTTATTAATATATCATTATTTTCACCATTTAAAGTTATCTTCTTAAAAATAGTTTCTTCTGGAGAAGAATTACAACCCGGACCTGGGACCATTATTTTCATAGGACATTCATTATATTCAATTGTAGTTAAATCAAAATTAATAATATTACCATCATAATCTAAATCAAAATTAGTATCAGTTGGATTACAAACTTTAACAGTTCCCATATCACTCCGTCTAACATATTCATATGGTTTTACAGTACTCTCTGCTAAATATTCAAAATTCGTTATTTTATCAGAATATTTACTATATATATAATGAAGGACGTGTTTATAAAATGTTGTATTGCTATTAAGGCTTAAAGTACTATTCATATTAAATACTAATCAATTATATCTTTTAAATAAATTTGAATTTAACATATTAATTATTTTTTAATAAAAAATTAATATGGAAGTATATGATATCATCCACGGATCAATACAAATATGCCCATTGGCAAAAAAAATAATAGATACTTTTGAATTTCAAAGACTTAGAAATATAAAACAACTTGGTTGCTGTAATTATGTCTTTCCATCATCAACCCACACAAGATTCGAACATTCCATAGGCGTTTATCATTTAGCCAGAAAATATATAGATATTCTAAATAAAAATGGTGAATACTTCACTGAAAGAGATAAAGATTGTATATCCATTGCCGGTCTAATTCATGATATTGGTCATGGTCCCTATAGTCATCTATTTGATGAACTCTTTCCAGAAGAACAAAACCATGAATATCGTTCAGGCGAACTCTTAAAAATAATAAATAAAAAATATAATCTCAATTTTACCGATGATGAAATAAAACTAATTATTGACTATATTTATCCCAAAAATATCGAAATTAATGAAAGTATTAAATATAAATATCAAATCATTTCAAATAAGAATGGTATTGATGTTGATCGATTTGATTACCTTACAAGAGATATCCATATGACAGGTTTAAATTTTGGAATTGAATATAAAAGAATTATGGAAAACTCTAAAATAATTAATGGACAAATCCTATATTCAGAAAAAGTAAAAGGAAATATTGAAGAATTTTTCCATGTTCGTTTCAATATGTATAAAGATGTATATAATCATAGAACAGTAAGGGGCATTGAATTCATGATTAAAGACTATCTACAAATATATAAAGTTAATGAATTCATTAGTGATAGCTCCATAAATGTAGAGGATTGTTTTAATACATTCTTAAAAATGGATGATAATATCATTTATAAATCAAGACTACTTATTGAGACTTTTGATGACCAACGTGATCAAAAAGCAAACATGATAATAAATAGAATCAATACAAGAAATATTTACAAATCAATTGGAGAAATTATTGTACCAAATACTTTTGAAATTCAAAAACAAGAAACTGATAAAATTATCATTGATGTTGTTAATATTAATTACCATAGTAAAGAAAAATGTAATTACTATTCTGAAAGAACAATTATAGATAAATGGAATAATAATAAATCAAATATTAGAATTATTACTGTTTATTATAAAAATAAAGAAGATAAACAAATCGCAAAAGATAAATTATCAGAAATATGTGAACTAGTATCTGAAGAAAATATAACATTAGAAATGAAAAAATCTTATTCGTCAGACTCTTGGGGATCTCCTTCTTCATCCGATAAATCGTGATCAATCGAATATTTTGCCATGTTATTCTGTAAATGTCTAAATACTGGAATATTTGATATATTATTATCAGTAACTAACCTACTAGCTATACCCATCGTTTCTAATTCTTGAATTAATAATTTCATACAATAAGGTATTTCCACATTTACTTTTGTCTCTTTTTTATCATCATAATTAATCATTCCCGATGTTGTATCTATCTGAACCTTAAATTTATCAGAACGCTCCATTACAGATTCATTCAAAAATTCAGATATCCCATGAGAAATAATTGAATCTCTCTCCATCTCACCTATACGTAATCCACCATTATTAGCTCTCCCTGAAGCAGGTTGCCGGACCAAATGTTGAGATGGTCCTGTCCCTCTACTATGCATTTTATCAGCTACCATAATCTTTAACCTCTGATAATAAGTTGGACCAATAAATATAGATGTACGTATTTGATCCCCAGTAAATCCACAATACATTACCTCATTACCATCTTTTTGATAATTAAAACCCTCTAATACTTCAGAAAACTCCCGTATATCATTATTCTGAAATGGTGTAGCATCTCCCAAATGACCCGATAAACAAGAACTCTTCCCCAAGATAACTTCTAATAATTGATTAATTGTCATTCGTGTAGGTATAGCATGAGGATTAACAATAATATCAGGAACAATCCCGTCCTTCGTAAATGGCATATCATAACTAGGTAATACCATTCCACACATTCCTTTTTGACCACACCTAGAAGCAAATTTGTCACCAGGTCCAGCAACCTTTTCCTTTCTAACACGGACTTTACAAGTTCGAAGACCTTCTTTATTCTTAATAACAGATACTTTATCAACAATACCACTTGTTCCAAAATTAATTCTCTTCCCTGATGCCTTCGTTATTTCAGTTCCATTCTGATTCATTTTTTTCTCACATTTAGCAATAATAATATCATTTTCAGTAATATACTCGCCTTCTTTTATAAATCCATTATCATCCAATTTTTCATATTTCCCCATATTTGTCTTTTCAATATTTTTCTCCAAATTAGGATTACCAAAATAAACACGTTTATTTCCATCACCGTCCTCACTATCTTCATAACTCCTATAATATAAAGACTTAAACATACCTCTATCTACAGAACTCTTATTAAGTATTACAGCATCTTCTTGATTATATCCAGAATAACATGCTATCGCTACAATAGCATTTATACCATATGGTAACTTATCTACATCTGTATATTTCTTATAACGAGTAGTCACAATAGGTCTCTGAGGATAATGTAATATATGGGCAAATGTTTCAAACCTCGTATTATATGCCGATGAATAAACACCAACGGCTTGTTTTGTCTGTTGACAAGAAAAAACATTTCGAGGATATTGACTATGTTCCGGAAAAGGTATATTCAAAGATACAGCACTTAACATCAATGAGGGATGAATCTCACAATGACTATGTCTGTCTTCAAATGTTTTCATATCTTTTGCTATTAAAGAATTCTCTGATTCTATAGAATCAATATACTCTATCACAGCAGCCTTCTCCTCTAAAAATTCCAATAAATCATCTTTCTCTTCTTTGAGTCTATCCAATTCATTCTTAAAATAAACACTTGTATTAAAATTAACATCTTCATTAACTTCAAACATATACCCATGAATAGCATGTTTCCAAGTCTTAATATAATTAATATCCCCCGAAATTAATTCATTATATTTTTTTCCTTTTTTATCTTTTAAATAAAATATAGGTCGTATAATACGCCCTGAATCACAAAATACATGGATCTCGCCAGACTGAATATTCCAAGAAATTGATGTTGCTATATTTATAAAACTATTCAATTTAAGCAATTTCATATACTTTATCAAATATACCGGATCTTTATGAATCCCCACTAAACTCCCATTCAAAAATATTTTCACAGAATCATAAAAATCACCAGATATCACATTCTCCAATTTTACTATATTACCATCCACTAATGCCTCATATATAGATTGTTCCTCTATATTTGTTGTAACTCTCGCTAATATAGATAAATGATTAATTATTCCAACATTACCACCATCAGGAGACTCGCTTGGACATACAAATCCCCACTGGGAATTATGTAATTTCCTAGGCCCAATAGTCTTTGATCCCGAAGGTAAAGGATATGATAATCGACGAATATGTGATAATGTTCCCAACATCACATTACGATTTAAATCTTGTACTATACCCTGTCGTGCTGATAATCCAGTTCCAAATCTAGATCCAAAAGACCTTACAATAGTATCCATTATAGAAGTATCAAAAACCTTTCCAATATTAAATTCATTGATTATATTTGATATATCAGAATTCTCTATTGACTCATAATTCAACTTATATTCAGCATCTATTTTTAAAGATGTATTTCTCTTAAAATTACCCCATAATTCACGATATAACTCAAGCAATAATGATCCAGGTAAATCAACTCGTTTATTTGTATATGAATCTCTATCAGTCTCATCATATAAACCTATATGGGTTAATAACATCTTTCGAATAATAAATCCTAAATATTTACATTTAGAAATATTATCACTGTAATTAGGAAATAAATTATTATTTAATAAATCATATACATTAAAATTTTCCTTTCCCTTCGTATTTAATGATAAAAATTTATAAGCGTTTTTCTGTGTATAGATTGGCTGCGATGACTTAATACTTGGTAATAATAAATTATATAATTTAGATTTTAATTCATCATTATCATTATCATATATTATGGTTTCAAGTATTTTTTTATCCGTCTCATAACCTAATGCCCGAAATAATATAAATAATGGAACCTTTACATCTAATCCCAATATTCTCACAATAAAAGTATTTTCTTTCCTCTGTATTTGATTATCACCCACTTTAGTCCGAATACTATTCCTAATATAAGAAACATGGTTCGTTCGTGAAGATTGAAAACCTTCATTCGATATAGATTTAATATTCCCCTCTAAGATTATATTATCATCGCCAGATTTATTAATATATAAAATATTATTTACCTTCTTCTCTTGAGACAGCATTACTTTTTCTTTTCCGTTTATTACAAAATATCCACCTTGATCATAAGGACATTCGCCAAATTCACTTAATTTAATATCATCCAATTTATGCAATAAACATAATTTCGAATGTATCATTATTGGTATAGATCCAATATTCACCTTTTCAAAATTCCGTATAACACTTCTTCCCCCCTCATTATGAAAAATATATTGTACACCAATATTACATAATATACTTCCCTTATAAGTTAAATTTTTAAGGCGGGCATCATTAGGAAACATAACTTTTAAAGACTTATCATCATTATAAAGGGATGGAGAAGTAACAAATATATTTTCAATATCTTCTATAGGTTTTCCAACCTCATTTAATGTTTCTCCAAAATGAATTCGAATTTCATAAGAAAAATTATCATCGCCCTTTGAACTTTCACCTTTAAATAAAATAAAAGGATTTTCACGTTTAATTATATTTTTAAGCCCATTTTCATTTGAAAAAATAAATTCATCAAAAGAATCAATTTGATGTTGGGATTTATAATATTCAATATCCCGAAAATAAGTATCAATTATATCCCAAACATTTACGAGATCATTCTCTTTTTTAGACATTATATTATACATGGATTTTTTATTTTAAATGTTAAACCTTAAAGAATATTTTTAATTATTCTGAAAAAAAAATATTGTTTATATTATAAACAATGGCAAGAAGAGCAAGAACCGGTCGCAGAACAAATAGAGCTGTCCGCAGAACAACCCGCAGAACAAGAAGAGTCGAAGAAGTTGAAGAAGAACCGGTCCGCAGAGGTCGCCGCTCCTCCCGCAGAGGTCGCACGGCCCGTAGAGGTCGCACGGCGCCCCGCAGAGGTCGCACGGCCCGTAGAGGTCGCACGGCGCCCCGCAGAGGACGTAAAGGACGTAGAGGACGTAGAGTAGAAGTCTCTGAAGGAGGTGCTCGCAGAAGACGTTCCAGACGTGTCGCCCGCAGAGAAGTAGGTGAAGAAGAAGGACCTGTCCGCAGAGGTCGCCGCTCCTCGCGCAGAGGTCGCACTGCCCGTCGTGGACGCACTGCCCGTCGTGGTCGTGCTTCCCGTGGCCGCGGACGTGCTTCCCGTGGCCGCGGACGTGCTTCCCGCGGACGTGCTTCCCGTAGCCGTGCCCGCAGATAAATAATTTATTAAATCATTTTTTTATTTTAAAGATTACTTTTTTTATCTTAATATTTTATATTAATATTTTATCTTAATATTTTATCTTAATAATTAAATAAAATATTGATTATATTATAAATAATGGCAAGAAGAAGGTCTGCCCGTAGATCAAATAGAAAGATCCGTAGAACAAGAAGAGTTAAAGAAGAAGTTAAAGAAGAAAAACCAGTGCGCAGAACTGGACGTCGTAGAGGACGTACGGTTCGTGGACGTAGACGTACGGTTCGTGGACGTAGACGTACCGCCCGCAGAGGTCGCAGAGGACGTACGGTCCGCAGAGGCCGTACCGCCCGCAGAGGTCGCAGAGGACGTACGGTCCGCAGAGGTCGTAGAGGTCGTACGGTCCGCATAGGGGTGCGGGGCGAA